GATGATGATGCCATGGAAGCAATCTGGAAGAAGCAGTATTCACTGAGTGCATTTACTGCTGCTGATCAGTTCAAGTCTTATGATGAACTGAAGAAGCGTCTTGATTATGTACTGGGCAGTAAGTCCACTCGTATGTCAACAGTAGAAGAGGAAACAGAGTATGATAACTACGCAGCAACAGAGCAAAAGTCTGTCAGTGAGGAAGAAGTATTGCGAAAGCTTGAAACCTCCTATCAACAGTCAAAGGCAGTTGCTGAAGACAGTTCATCTAGTTCTGTTGATGACGAAGATGACGATGCTATGAGTTACTTCGCTAAACTTGCAGATAGTTGATGAAGTATAATCAAATCTGTCTTACACTTTTAGTGATAGCAGCATATGCAAATCTTCTGAGGGGGTAATACCCCTCTTTTTTTATAGGTATAAACTAGTAGGCATAAATTTTTGTATCATTTTAAACCAAAATCTCATACATATGGTAGAATTATAGAGGTGAGAAAAGTGTACTAAAATCGGTTTTTATTATGGATTCATTTGCATGTGGAGGTTGTCATGCACAATTTAATTTCACACAATCAATTGGCTGGATGGAAACAAAGTGTTGATCGTTTGGAAAAAACATTAGACCAAACAATTGACGAGTCCCATCTACTTAATGATTATTACAACTGTCTAATTGAATGTGATGAAGATCAAGGGACATGTAAAAGGATTTGTAGGAGGATTTTAGAGTAAATTAAAAAAGGGGGTTAATGACCCCCATTTTTTTTATTCATACAGTCTGATGTTGTCCCCTACTGCTAGATTCTCATCAACATATTGACTGCTACCACTCTTATACAATAGACCTTCTTCAAGATCATTAAGTATTTCAGAGATATATTCTCCCTTTACAACGTAGATATTTCTCTTATTATCTTGGATCTTATCTTCATACTCATAGTTAGTCACCATAGTAGTTGTGTTTGTATTGGTGACTACCTGATTTAAACCAGAGTCAAAGTAGGTAATGGAATAATTACTGGGAACTTCAAGACCTGCTTTCAGGATAGTTCTTCCATTGCTATCTTTTACTTGAACTGTTTCATAGTGGTGTGGATTATTGAAAGCAGTTTCTGAACCATACTTGCTCAACATAAAGTTGTAGAATGACTGCTGTGACAATGGCCATTCTTCTTCCACATTGATAATGTTGTTAGCAAGGAGCACCAACCAATCTAAGTATTGATCATCATATATTTTGTAAGCAACATTATCTGGTCTCTCATCACCTACAATTTTGTACTTGGTGAAGAAGTTGATGTTCTGAAACAACTCCTCATTAATCTTTGCTCTTCTAAAAAGATTCTTTACTTGAACATAGTCACCAATATTTTTAGCATCAGGGAGACGACTTACATAATCAAAGTTAGGTAGATATCTGAAGTATGGTAAAGACATTTTTAATACCCCATTGACGTGTGTGAATTGTAATCCTTAGCATAATCATCTTGATAGATGGGTTCAAGTTCACTGAAACTCATTGAGATATTATAAGAAGTAAGAGATCCACCATCTCTATATGTCATATAAGAACCATCAGGTGTGTAATTAACACTGAAGTTAGTCAAAGCACAAGGTTTAAACTTATTTAAGAAAGGATGTTGACCAGAACCATTGTAGATGTACTCCAATTTAAAGATGTTTGGAGTCAACAAGAATGCATGTGATTTTGATCTTTGAACAGCACTGTTCATCTTAAAAGATCTGATGATCTTTTTAATCATTTCTGCTTCTGGTTTACTTCTTGGTGTTAATCTGAAATCAAAATTGAATGTTCTCATTCTGGGACCAGAGAACAGCAACTCCATATTAGGATTGATTACAGCACCTGTTGCTCTTGCTTGAATGTTTGATCCAACTGCTTGACCAGCAAAATATGCTTTAATGCTTCCCATTGTATTTGGGTCATTGAGCAAGTTTGCAAATCTATCACCACCTTCTCTTGCTGCTTCTGCAATTGGTTGCAGACTCATGGTTTGTAATGATGTCATAGCACCAATGGAGAGACCAGCAAGAGCTGCTCTAATGGGATCAAGATTGTCACCACCCCAATCTACTGAGTTAGACTCAGAGAGATTAGGTTGCATTGGTAATGTGACTGTGGAGATTAGATTAGTAAATCTATCTTCAATATTTGTTCTACCTTCACCAAATTGAAGGCCACCAGCAACATATTTGTATGCTGATATTCTTATAAAGTCATATGGTATGCCAGGTGGAATTGAAAGTGGATATCTGAGATTTTGTTTTGAAGGTGAGAAAGATGCTGCTACTCCATCTGGTGTGACATCTGTAAAAGCATCAGTTTGTGTTAATCCAGGTTCAGTTGGTTGAGTGTTTGGTTCTTCTATGCCACTAGGACTTTGTGGTTTATTGCCATCACTGTTTGTGGCAGGTGGAGTTGGTGCTACTGTTGGTTCTGTTTGATTTGACTGAACACCTGAGGTAGGATTAACTATTCCAGGAACTGGATTAACTTTAGTGGAAAGGTACGTTCTAGTATTAAATGGAGAGTTTTTGTTTATTATTGATGCTCTTTCATTATTATATTGTTTTACTCCTTGGTTTTGAGTAATAAAATATTTTTCTACATCACTTTCTGATGCATTTTTTCCATTTGCATTATTGTATTTCTTTGTAAGAGCTGCTTTATTTGTTACTACCCATTCATTGTTAGCACCAACTTCTGCAATTTTTGTGTCACCAAATATACCTTCATCAGCAAATACTTCTGCCTGACCAGTTTCAGTATTTACTAATATTTTTGTGGGTACACCATAAAAAATTAACTTGTTGGATATTTGATGTTGAGCCATCAGACAATATTTTTAGTTATTTATCTTGAAGCTTTGATATGGAATAGACCTAGCATCATTCAGTTCTAGTGGATAGACAACATGAAGATTGCCAATCACTTCTTGCCAGGTGTAATTTCTATAAGGATCAGCACCTCTTGCTGCCCAGTGATAGTTAATACCTCTGAATCCCCACTTGAATAAACCAATACAAGCAATCAATGGGAACTGATCATATTCTATTCTAGGAGTCTTGGGTTGATATATGAATGTATAATACCTACCAACATCAGGAACCACTTCAACTTCTCTGAGTACCTCAGTCAGAGCAAGCATTCTGTCATCAGCATCTGGTAAGTTGATAATATCATCAACTACATATTCTAATCTATTTGTGTCGCTTTCTAGATACTCTTCTTGTTCCATACTGTTTGATGCCTAGCTCGTCTTCTGTAATAATTTTGAACTCAACACCATTATCAAGACAGAATTCAGTTGCTGCTTTCCACTTTGCCTGATTGACTGCATAGGTCCTTACTTCATTGATGTATGTTTTAGTTGTTCTAGCAGGTTTCTTTGGTTCTTGTGTCTGCTTTTTTGGTTTAACTTCAACCACATACTTTTTAACCGCACCACCAGACTCTCTCACTTCAATCAAATAATCAGGATAGTATCTGTGAACTCTGTTATCTACAGGAGACACATAGGGGATGCTAAATTCTTCAGATGCCCATCTGAGTATATTGGGATTGGTGTCACAGTATTGACAAAATCTTCTTTCCCAACTACTTCTGCAGACAATATTGTTTGGATTTCCTTGATACTTTTCAGGGTGAGACGGTTTATAAATTGACTTTATGCTTTCCGCCATACATAGTAATAGTAATCACGCCTATTTATAGATGGCAGGACCAAAGCCAAATAGTATTGGAACCTCAGCATTGAAGAGCAAGATTATGAATCTTGCTCAAACCTCAGTCTATCAAGTCAAAGTTCAACCCCCAAGGGATGTTGATAGATCACTTGGAGGTTTATACCAAAGGGAAGGTAGAGATATTGATTTGCTGTGTAGTGATACAACACTACCAGGTAGTTCTTTGGCAACTCACGATATCACATCTGACTTTATGGGTGTGACTGAAAAAATGGCATATAGAAGAATATATGATGATGTTATAGATATGACATTCTATGTTGATAAAGATTATAAAGTCATTGATTTTTTTGATGGTTGGATAAACTTTATTACTGGAATGGGACAGACCGCACCATACTCTTCATATAATAGTAAAGAAACTGGATATAGAATGTCTTACCCAAACACATATAAGACTGACATTTTTGTCACAAAGTTTGAAAAGAATATAGCAGACAATGCATTGTTCTATAGATTCATAGATGCATTTCCAATCTCAATGAATGCTATTCCAGTAAGATATGATGAAAGTGAAATACTGAAAGCTACAGTTTCATTCTCTTATGTGAGATATACAAAACAAAATCTTGCAAGCAGCAGTCCTGAAAGAATACTTCAAGCACAAAGAGACTTTGAAAGACTTCTGGATCAAGCAACTACTAGCACTGTATCAGGTGTTATGCAGCCTGTAAATTTTGGATTAACTGGATCAGGAACACAAGCAGAGAACAGGGGAATCACAAGAGACTTCGCAGATACATTTGGAATTGCCTAATAAATAATCACACTGAAATAATCTATAGGTTGTTATGCCTTTACCAAAAATTGCTACACCAACTTATGAGTTGGTATTGCCTTCTACTAATCAGACAATTAAGTATAGACCATTTCTTGTAAAAGAAGAAAAGTTATTGGTCCTTGCATTAGAGAGTGAAGATACAAAACAAATTACAAACGCAATTACTTCTGTCATTAAAGGTTGTATTATTACTAAAGGAATTAAGGTAGAGAGTCTTCCTACTTTTGATATTGAATATCTTTTCCTTAATATCAGAGGTAAGTCTGTTGGTGAAGAGGTTGAATTGAATATTGTGGCACCTGATGACGGTGAGACAGAGATCCCTGTCAAAATCAACCTTGATGATATCAAAGTGGTTCAGAATGATGATCATTCAAAGACAATTAAAATTGATGATACACTGATGATGGAAATGAGGTATCCATCTCTTGATCAGTTTATCAAAAACAATTTTGACTTTGGTGGTGATACAGACATCAATCAATCATTTGAATTGATTGGAAGTTGTATTGAAAAGATTTATAGTGAAGAGGATGTTTGGTCAACTGATGATGTAAGTAAGGATGAGGTTACTGAATTCCTTGAACAGATGAACTCAATTCAGTTTAAAGAGATTGAAAAGTTCTTCAATACAATGCCTAAACTTTCTCATACAATCAAAGTCACCAATCCAAAGACAAAGAAAAAAAGTGAAGTGGTTCTGGAGGGCTTATCCAGTTTTTTCGCATAGGCATGATCCATATGGATCTTGAGGGTTATTATAAACTCAATTTTGCCTTAATCCAGTACCATAAATATTCATTAACGGAGATTGAAAATCTTATTCCGTGGGAACGTGATGTTTATGTGGATCTTCTGAAGCAACATTTAGAGGAAGAAGAACAAAAAGCAAAGGCAAGACAGAATGGATGAAATTCCAGAGGGTTTAGATGATCTTTTGAATAGTATTAGGGGTGGTGGATCCTCTGCGCTTGCTTTAAGAAAAAAAGATACAGAAGATAATATAGTAGATGAAAGAATAGATGAAAGGATCCTTAGACTTCTTGGTCTTGAGGATGTAACTGATATTGACTACTCTACATATAAAACTCTTCTCAGAGAAAGAGTGGCTGCTGCTAGAATGGGTGATAGCTCTATACCCACTGAAGAAGTAGAACTTGTCACTGAAGAGTTTAAAAGAGTCAAGTCAAAGACTGGTAGATTTAAAGTAAAGAAAAGTGCTATAAAGAAAGATGCTTTCTTTGGAGCAGCAACTACGGCAAAGACCAGAGCATCAAAGAGAAGAGGTGGTCTAAGAGCTCTACCTGCTGCCATTGATAATGAGGAAGAGAAAAGCGAAGAGCAGGATCAGTTTGTTAAAACTGTTCTTGCGCCAAGTCTTGTAACCATTGAAAAGAACCTTGAAGGTATTTTAGATACTTTGACCAAGCAGTATCAGCTTGATAAAAAGGAGAGTGAAATTGAAAGCAAAGAAAAAGAAAAAGCAAAGAAAGCAGGAAGGGAAGCAAAGTTAGAAGGAAAGGATGAAACCGATAAAGTAAAAACTACAGCAGAGAAGATAGCGAAACCAGCAAAGGGCATCTTTGATGTTATCAAAGACTTTATTATCAACACTTTGATGGGTGGATCTATTTCTAGAATTATTGAAATACTTAGAGATCCTGCTGGTGTATTTGAGAGGACCTGGAAAGGTGCTATTAATGCTATCATTGGAGTACTAAACTCTATCTTGAAGACAGTATTTGATTTCATACTTCAACCATTCAATTTATTGATAGGTCAACTTGATGATGCCTTGAGATCAATAGAATCAAACATAAACAAAGCTCTTTCTTTATTTGGGCAGGAAGGAATATCTCTGCCCAATTTAAATCCCATACCAGTACCACAAATACCTACACTAGAATTGCCACAGGAAAAAACAGAAGGTCCTGGAATGGTAGGTGGTGGTTTAATTGATAGCAAAACTGGAAGTCTGATATCAGGAATGGGCAAGGATACACAACTTGTAGCACTGTCTCCTGGTGAGGTTGTGATGAGCAATAAAGCAGGTGATATGTATGGTAGAGATAATCTCCTTGCTATGAATGCCTCTGCTGGTGGAACAAACAAACCCAAGAAGGGTAAGGTTATGGGATTTGAGGGTGGTGGTATTCTTGACTTCATTGGTTCAGGTGAAGGTGGATACAACTCTATGAACCAGGGAACACAAGGTAATAGGATTGTTGGTAGCAC